AATACCATCATCGAAGAAATTTTGATAAAGCATAGACCGTATGTGAATGTGTGCTCCCAGATGCATATATCAGAATGCTATGCAAAGAAAATCAAAAAAAAAGCTTTAAAAAAAATGCTGGAGGTATTAGAAGATGATAGATGTTAGAAGAAGTGAATTGGATAGGGGGATTGTTATGAAGTATCGAAAGAAAGAAATAATAATTGAAGCTATCCAATGGGATGGAAAAAATAATTTTGAAATAGAAGAATTTGCTCTTGGAAATACGATGTGGTGTGGTGATTTAGTTTATCGGAAACCTTCGGAGTGTTGGAAAGGCATTATGTTGAGCATTAATACCTTTAATGGATTGGTAAAGGTTGAAAGTGGTGATTATATAATAAAAGGATTAGCAGGAGAAATTTATCCATGTAGAGCCGATATTTTTGAACAGAGTTATGAGAGGGTAGAGGGGTAAGAGCATGAGAGATATAAATAGAATTTGTCCTTATTGTGGAAAGTATATGGTTATGGACATATATAAAAGGAGTAGGAAAAGTGCTCAAATTATTATCTATTGTGATAATAATGATTGTAAGGTGAAACCATGCACTGATTCGGGTTCACCATCTAGGGTATATGCTGAATTATTGGCTATCACCGGGAATAAGGAGTAAAAGAGTAAAGGAAGCGAAAAGTATATCTTTTGTATACTTTTTGGACATTCTATTTGATAAAAATTTTAATATCATTATAGAGGATATATCTGGATAGTGATACACTTCCCCCCATCATTTATCCCATAATCCCCCAGAAGAGCTTCCAAGACCAATAAAATGGACTTGAAAGCTCTTTTATAAATCAGAAAGCTGGTAGCAGGATGAAGAACAACATAGAAATAAAGTATATCGATATCACAAAATTAAAAGAGTGGGAAAACAATCCCAGAATTAATGATGAAGCTGCAGAGAAACTCACGAAGCTCATAAGCAATTACGGATTTATAAACCCAGTAATCATTACAGCAGACATGAAAGTCAGAGCCGGACATACAAGGCTTAAGGCAGCCAAAAAGATAGGCATGGATAAAGTCCCGGCTATTATTGTTAATTTCGCAAGTGAAGCCGAAGCCGAAGCATTCTCTCTGGCAGATAATAAATCCGGGGAATGGGCAGACTGGGACTTTAAAAAATTAGCAAGCATCCTGCTCGATTTAGATACCGGGAGCTTTGACATGGACATAACAGGCTTTGCATTAGATGAAATTGAAGACTTGATAAATGAATACGGAGAACAGGAAGTAAAAGAAGAAGAAGACTTTGATATTGATGAGGAACTAGAAGCTGCAGCAAACCCGATATCGCATCCGGGAGATATCTGGATACTTAATGAGCATCGGGTAGTGTGTGGAGATGCAACCAAATCTGATGTTGTTAAAAATCTAATGGGCGATAATACAGCTCAACTTATTTTTACTGACCCACCATATAACGTAGATTATGAGGGGTCAACAGGGATGAAAATACAAAACGATAATATGGCTGATACAGAATTTAGAAAGTTTCTTCTCAATAGCTTTAAAAATATGTTTGATGCAGTAGATGCCGGGTCAGCTTTTTATATTTGCCATGCAGACAGCGAAGGTGAGAATTTCAGAGCTGCAGTAAGGGAAGCCGGATGGAATCAGACACAGACAATAATATGGGTTAAGAACGCACTTGTGATGGGCAGGCAGGACTACCAGTGGAAGCATGAACCTATCCTATACGGATGGAAGCCGGGGGCAGCGCATAAATGGTATGGCTTTAGAGATAAAACTACAGTAATAGATGATGATATAGATATTACAAAGCTAAAGAAACCAGAAATACAAGATATGCTTATGAAAATTCTAAACGAATTAAATACGACAGTCATAAGAGAAGATAAACCTCGGAAAAATGATTTGCATCCAACCATGAAGCCACTTCCACTAATAAGACATTTCATAAGCAATTCCAGCCGGAGAAAAGATATCATTCTCGATTTATTCCTCGGAAGCGGTTCAACGATGATTGCTGCAGAGCAATTGGAACGTGTGTGTTATGGGGCAGAGATTGACCCGGTTTATACGGATGTGATTGTTAATAGATATATAAAATTCCGGGGAGATACAAACGGAGTCCGACTTCTTAGAGATGGAGATGAAATTCATTATAACGACATCAAAAGAGAGGTCGAATAGTTAATGGAAAAATCATATCGGGCAAAAAGGCATGATGTTATTCGGGAAAAACAGAGAGGAAATAGTAACGAAGTACACCATCCAGTAGAAAAGAAACAGCAGATAAGATTAATTCTTAACGGAAAGAAAAGCCTAAAGATTTTAGAATTGTTTGCAGGGCAGGGCAACCTTACAGAAGTGTATAAGGATTATGGAATGGTTGAATGCCACGATAAGAAAATAAATTCAAAAGACAGTTACCGGGAGTTTCACAGGCTGATAGCAGATAAGAAAAAATATGATGTTATCGACCTTGACCCTTATGGTTTCCCCAACCGTTTCTTCCCGGATATTTTTTTATTAATTGATGATTTATTTATTACTATGCCAAAGCCTTATGTGAATATTTTGAATAGGATTACAAGACAACATTTGACTTGTTATTATGGCGAATACAATCCCGGATTAGAAACGATAAAAGAACGAATAAAATTATATGGATTGTGCCATTGGAGAGATATCAATTTTCTTGATATTACAGACCTTGGCAGGCTGTGGAGAATGGCAATCCGGGTTAATAAAGTCAAAGCAACCATTTATACAAACACAAATAATAGATAGGGTGATGTTTATGGCAGGCAGGGGCGCAAGCGAAAAAATAGATAGAAAAACAATAGACGAAATTGTTCTGATGGTTAAGATGGGGAACTACCTCGAAACAGCAGCAGCCTATGCCGGAATTCATAAAGCAACCTTACATAGATGGCTTAAGAGGGGTAGAGAAGAAATAGAACGTATTAACAATTCGAGCAACAAAGCCAGTAAAATCCGAAAGAGCGAAGAGCTGTACGTTGATTTATGCGACTCAGTAGAAAAGTCTCTGGCAGAAGCTGAAATAAGGGATGTGCAGATAATATACAATGCCTGCAAAGCAGACTGGAAAGCATCAGCATGGAGATTGGAAAGAAAGTACCCGGAACGATGGGGGCATAAAGAACAGCATGAAATTACCGGGAAAGATGGTGGAGCTGTAGAAGTTGAGATGGCAAGGAATAAGCTCATAAAAAAACTTACCGACATGAGCGATTGTGAACCGAAAGAGGACACAAAAGGCGATGATGCAACATGAGTATAGTCACACTCAAAAAAGAGCTTAAAAAAAGACCTAAAAACGAAATTATAAGAGCAGTTAGTGAATTGAGTTATGAAGAAATAGTAAGTATTCTTTATGATTGGGATTTCTGGGCGAGATATAACCAGCTCCAGCCTACCGGTAATTGGATTACCTGGATGATCCTGGCTGGAAGAGGATGGGGAAAAACTAGAACAGGAGCTGAGTGGGTCAGATATAGAGTGGAGAAAGAGGGCGCAAGAAGAGTCGCACTTGTAGCACCTACAGCAGCCGATGCGAGAGATGTAATGATAGAGGGGGAGTCCGGCTTACTAAATATATTCCCAGAGAATGAGAAGCCAATATACGAACCATCAAAGCGCAGGATTACATTCCACAACGGAGCAATAGCCACAGCATACTCAGCAGATGAACCAGAGCGTCTCCGAGGTCCTAATCATGACAGTGCGTGGTGTGATGAGCTTTGTTCTTGGAGATATCCTGCAGCTTACGATATGCTAATGTTCGGGCTAAGACTTGGAGAACCAAAGGCAATCATAACAACGACACCAAAACCAACAAAGCTATTAAATGAGATTATTTCTAACAAAAGTACAGTAATTACAAGGGGAACTACATACGATAATAGAGAGAATTTGGCAACAGCTTTCTTTGATAGAATCGTAACTAAATACGAGGGTACAAGGCTAGGAAGACAGGAGCTAAATGCAGAGATACTAGAAGACACGCAGGGCGCATTATGGACTAGAAAAACCATAGACGATAATAGAGTGTTTGAGCTTCCATCATTGCAGCGAATTGTTGTGGGGATTGACCCGGCAGCAACAGCAAATGAAAACTCCAACGAAACAGGAATTATAGTCGGGGGGATTGGACTGGATGGGCATGGTTATGTGATAGATGACATAAGCATCAAAGGGTCACCAGCAGAATGGGCAACCAATGCGATTAAGGCATACCACAACTGGAGAGCAGATAAAGTAGTGGCAGAGAACAACAACGGTGGTGACATGGTCAAATTTACTCTTAATACCGTAGATAAAACAGTCCCGGTCAGATTAGTTCATGCAGCCAGAGGGAAAGCAACCAGAGCCGAACCCATCAGCTCATTATATGAGCAAGGGAAAATTCATCATGTCGGGTGTTTGGGAACGCTAGAAGACCAAATGACAACATGGATACCGGGGCAAGGTGAAAGCCCCGACAGAATCGATGCGCTTGTCTGGACAATGTGGGAGCTAATGATTGATGGCAGCAAGATAGCCAAAAAAGTAAAACCCGGAAGTATATCGTCAACTTCATCATGGAACATATAAAGAGAGGTGAATAGAGTGCCACAGAACATAAAGTTATCACTAGCAACTAACGAATTAGGTAGAACTGGTCTGGAAGAGTTTGGTGGGTTCATATACGAAGAATTTCTACCACAGCTCCAAGGGACAAAAGGCATTAAAATTTATCGAGAGATGAGTGATAATGACCCGGTCATTGGTGCGATTCTTTTTGCCATAGAAATGCTTATTCGTCAAGTTGATTGGAGAGTTGAACCAGCAGGAACATCGAAGGAAGAAGTTGATATGGCAGACTTCCTAGAATCGAACATGAGCGATATGAGCGATACATGGCAGGATACCATATCAGAAGTATTGTCAATGCTGACATTCGGGTGGAGCTTCCATGAGATTGTTTATAAGCGCAGACAAGGGATGCAGAGTAACCCGGATAGTTCCTCAAAGTTTAATGATGGAAAGATAGGCTGGGCAAAGCTCCCGATACGTTCACAGGAATCCCTGTGGGCATGGATATTTTCAGACAACGGTGACTTACTAGCGATGGAACAGCAGCCACCACCAGATTATAGAATTCGCAGCATACCGATGGAAAAAGCTCTTCTTTTCAGAACCAAAGTAAGAAAAGGTAACCCAGAGGGTAGGTCAATCCTTAGGAATGCATATAGACCTTGGTATTTTAAAAAGAACATAGAAACGATTGAGGGCATAGGGCTGGAAAGGGACTTAGCCGGACTGCCAATAGCATGGGTTCCTCCAGAGCTGCTAGACCCAAACGCAAGTACCGAAGACAGAGCTGTTCTGTCTGAGATAAAAAAAATAGTTAGAAATGTACGCAGGGATGAACAAGAGGGGATTGTTTATCCCTTGGCTTATGATGAGAACAATAATAAGCTCTATGATTTAACTTTACTATCAACCGGGGGCAGAAGACAATTCGATACTGGCGCAATCGTTCAAAGATACGATTCGAGAATTGCCATGACTGTTCTAGCTGATTTTATTTTATTAGGGCATGAAAATGTAGGGAGCTTTGCACTTAGCTCCGACAAGACAAATTTATTCAGTGTGGCTCTTGGAGCATGGATGGACAGCATATGTCAAGTGTTCAACAGAAAAGCAGTTCCTCAGTTATTCGCATTGAATGGATACAGTACGGAAAATCTTCCAAAGATTGTGCATGGAGATATCGAGAGCATTCCATTGTCAGACCTTGGAGAATACATCAATAAATTATCTGGAGCAGGATACCCTCTGTTCCCGAATAAAGAACTCGAAGATGAACTTCTAAGAGTGGCAGGATTGCCAATAAATAGTGGGGGTGAAGAAGCATGAAAGAAATATTGATGGAGAAATTAGAAAATTGTTTTGAAAGAGCTATCGCAACCGGGGCGAAATATATCGCTGTGATGGTAGCCATGGACAGCTTACCAGAGCCGGAAATCATTATTAATCCGGCAGAAAACATACAAGGCAAGCTGGAGTATTACAAATACGCATACAATGACAATTTGACACTTAAAAGCTACGACAGGATTAGAATTGTAGGCTTCACATTCGGAAATTCAATAGATGAAATGAAAAAAGTTCTATACGAATTTAGAAAATAATAGGAGTTGTCTGTATGATGGATTTTAGCGATGCTCTAAAAGAGCTTAAAAAGGGTGAGAAGTTATCCAGAAAAGGATGGAACGGAAAGAAAATGTTTGTCTATCTGGTTAAGGGAAGCTATATCGATGAAGACTTCTTACACAATGAAGCGAGAAAGCACAAGGTAGCAGAAAACGGATTTGCAAATTTTAATTCACACATCGATATGAAGACAGCGAATGGCTCGGTTTGTGTTGGATGGCTTGCGAGCCAAACTGATTTATTAGCAGAAGACTGGATTATTATTGATGATTAAGGAGAGGTCAGTATGAAGAGAGATATTATTCATTCTAGGTCAGTAAAAGTAGCTGATTATATTATTAAAACAAACCATACAGTAAGAAAAGCAGCACAAGAATTCGGAGTAAGCAAGAGTACCATTTACAAGGATGTTACAGAAAGACTTATGGAGTCAGACCCAGCAAAGGCAGATATCATAGATGGCATTCTGGCAGAACATAAAAACTCAAGACACATCCATGGCGGCATGGCAACAAAAGAAATGTATGAGAAGAAGAGGGCAGCAGCAATAATGGCATAAATTCCTAAGAAGAGTAAAAGAGTAAAAGAGTAAAAGAGTAAAAGAGTAAAAGAGTAAAAGAGTAAAAGAGGGAGAAATACTATGTTTGATTACAAGCTTATATCAGATGATGTGAAAGAAATGGGAATGACTCAGCTTGCACATAACCAATTTTTTATTAAAGATGGGGAAGCATGGTATAGAGATTTTGAGCGAGAAATATCATGCCGAAGCCTTGTCAGAGAGATAGGTGTGAAATTAGATATCTGGAAAAGCCCTAAAGAATATGGGTTAGATGCAGACAACGAAATGGTTGACGATGACATTCTGGATGAAACATTGGTGGACTCATTACAGTACGGAACGGAAGAACACATCGGGATATTAGCAATGTATTATACCGCTATGTGGGGAATGGCAGAGCTGCGAGAGTGGTATAAAGAAAAGCTGGCAACAGAAGTAAAAGAGGGTAAGGAAGATGGCATTCACATTTAAAAAAGCAAAAGTTCATGGTGTCCCTTACGGAACTTGTGGGGTTAGAAAACAAGTCAGTACAGAACCCGGAGAAGAGCCAATATGGATACCAATACATAATGCTGCAGACAAAAACACCAAGCGCATGGCAGACCAGATATCAAGGGGTACAGACCGAACAAAGAGCAACACAAACGAATCCGGGATGAGAGCCGGGGCTAGAGATTTTGATGCAAACAGAATGTATGCTTCTATCCCATGGGATGAATACGACAATGCGCTTGATTTATCGAGTGAAACAATTCAGATAGCACTAAATGAAGCCGGAGCTGCTATGCTTCTTCATCTTCCAGCCGAATATAGAAAATTTACCTTTGACAGCACTACACCAAGAGCAATCAACTGGGCTAAAGACCAAGGGGCAAGGCTAGTCGTTGAAGTAGGGGATGAAACCAAGGCAGCAATTAGAACTGAAATAGACAAGGCATTAAAAGAGGGTCTGGGAGCTGACAGGACAGCCAAAAACGTTATAAATCTAATCGGGCTTACCAGAAGACAGGCAGCAGCAGTAACAAACTATAGAAAACTATTAGAAGCATCCGGGGCAAGCGAAAAAGCTATAGAGAGAGATACTAAAAAATATTCTAAACGATTACATGAATATAGAGCTGGCAACATAGCCAGAACCGAGCTAATGAACGCAGCCAATCAAGGTCATTTAGAGATGCTGCAACAAGGAGTAGAACAAAACCTCATACCACCAGATGCTTATAAGGTTTGGATTGTTACAAGTGATGATAGATTGTGTAAATATTGCAAACCCATGGATGAACAGAAGCAGCCACTTGATGGTCAATTTACATCGGAAAAAGGAAATGTTGACAGACCACCCTTGCATCCCATGTGTAGATGCGTAATGGGTGTCGAGTTTGAAAAATAGAAAGGAGCTGGAAATTATATGGCTAATACTTTTACGGATTATTTAGAACAAAAAATTCTCGATTATGTATTTGGATTAACAGCATTCTCCCCGGCAGCAACATTATACGTAGGATTATCGACCACAACGATAACGGATGCTGGTGGGAACATCACAGAACCAGTAGGCAACAACTATTCAAGAGTATCATTTACAAACAATAAGACCAGTTTCTCAACTGCAGCCGGAACACCAACAGAAGTGACAAATGCTATTGATTTTACGTTTCCTCAAGCAAGTGGTTCATGGGGAGCTATTACAGACTTCTTTATTAGTGATTTGGCTGCTGCTGGCAACATTTATGTTTATGGAGCATTAACAGTACCTAAAACCATTACCACAGGTGATACAGCCCGGTTTGCTGCTTCTGACTTTGATATCCATTTGGACTAACAATACGAGGGAGGTATTACTATGCCCTTAAGTTTCTATACGGACTTTGGAGAATATACAACCGGGGTGCAGCCTGCAGACTGGTCGACAAGGTGGCTGGCAACTAACTCAACTTGGCAAGTAGTAGCAAAGACTCCATCAACCAGTGGTCAAGTATTGCAGCACACAGCTACAGTAACAGCCAGAAGAGCTTTGATATGGGATGACGTAGGACTTCCGACTGACTGCGATATTAAAACAAGACTAAAAACAGATACAGAAGCCACACTACAAAACGGTATCGGATTAAGAGTTAGTGGTGTAGCTCAATTTGTTGAAAGTGGATATTTCATTCAGTTAGCAAGCAGGGCGCAGCTAGGATACGATATTCTGTTTGGAAAATATGTGGCTGGTGCTTTTACGGAGCTTGGTAATTCCGGGCAGACATTTGATTGGAGTACAGCTCAATATGTGTTCCTACGATTACAAGCAATCGGAACAACCATCAAGGGAAAGTACTGGTTCGATGGAGCTACCGAACCAGCCAGCTTCCAGTTTAGTGTTACAGATGCCAGCCTTACCAGTGGTGGGGTTGGAGTTATAGCAAACACACTAACAGGAACAAGAGATTATGCTCAGTTCTGGGCTGATATTATTCCAAAAGATATAGCCGGAGTGACAAACGCAGTTACAACAATATCCGGAAGCCAGCAAGTAGATAGAAAATTATTTGCTTTAACAGATGGTGTGTCAAGTATTAATGCAGTACCACAGGTCAGCAGATTATTAACAGGATTAATAGATGGGACATCAGATGTTGATGCGCTCCTTGGGCTTAATTTTATTCTTGCAGGGACTACGCAGGCAAGCTCTAGCATTGCTGCAGCAATAAAGCTGCTTATGGACATTATAGCTTCCACAGAGGGCAGCTCACAGCTCACAGGAACGATAATAATAGATTGGAATTTGAACGCAAACGTAGAAAGCCAATCATTAATAACAGTAGCAGCAAAAGTAGCAAGGCTTTTAATGGGACTTATTGAAGCAGAAAGCTCAGTCACAGGGAACGCATTCGAATATAGAGCTATTCAGCTCACCGGGTCAGCTATAACAATCATTAATATTAATGCAAATACTGACACAACAATCGAGTTAGATGGGAGGTTTTAAATTGGCTGCTACAAATCAAGACCTTACGATATATGCAGGAGAAACAAAGTACTTAAGGGTAACAGTCACTAACGATGTTGGAGCAGCAAAAAACCTCACAGGAGCAACAATAAAATGGCATATGAGGAAACTGGCAGAAACGTATATAGAAAAAGAATATCCAACCGGGATAACAATAGAGAACGCAGTCGGGGGGATTTTTGTAGTTAATCTTCTCCCTGCAGATACCGAAGACCTCGGAACAGGGACATACGGACACCAAGCAGAAATCACAGACAGTGATAATGCCACATCAACTGTTATGTCCGGGACAATTACCATAAATGATAGCTATTTTGATTAAGGGGGTGGTAGGGAGTGAGTATTAATAAAGCTGCATTTACAAGAGAGTACCTAGAAACAATCCTCGAAATTATAGAAGACTACCTATCACCCGAAGTCTATCAAGATATTGTTAGAATGGCAATCCCGAAATCCGGGGGCAAGGCAAAGTCAAACAAATGGAGCAAAGAAACTTCACTCATAGAAAAACTATCACTTGAAGAAATGCACCCGGACTTATTAAAGGATGTGCCAGACAAAGAGATAGTATCAGCATGGCATAGATTAAATCAATGGTATGGCGCAGCCAAAGACAAGAAAACAGCCATCGAAAACTTTGTTAATGCTGCTATCTGGGTAAGCGAAGAGATGAAAAAAAGAGGGTTTCAAATCGATGAAGAGAATGATTTATACAAGACTGTTCAAGAATTTAAAACCACAAAAAAATACAATGTAGTGAAAAGATTTTATGACCTACCGAATGAAGTAGTGTGTGTTCGTGATTTCGTTTCCATTGTTGGGAGCGCAGCAAAAGAAAAGCCGAACCCGAATGACATAGATATTTTATTCAGAGCGAATGAGGACAACGGTAATTATTTAATTCAAAGCGAGAATGTATGGCTTCCAGTCAGAAATGTATTAGACCCGAACAAAGAAGAAGAACTTCACTTCATAGCGAACCCACAGGGAGCGCATGGGGACTATGTAAGCTGCTATGATTTGATTTTGAGAAAGAAGCCTGCATACAAGAGGGAAATTGTAAAGGCAGCATCCGAGATGCCAGACTGGGAGCAATATATCAAGAACGATGCTCCCATCGGCTCGATGTTCGACTTAGGAAGTGGTAATTCTAAGCCAGATGGGTTCATTGGGATAGATAAAAATAATTTTGATGGTGTTGATATTATCGCAGATTTAGACTATGGAATTCCTCTGCCGGATAATTGCGCTGCAGCTATCAGAGCAAACCACTTCATAGAGCATATGAGCGATACAGAACAGATACTAACGGACATTTTTAGAGTGTTAATGCCGGGGGGCATAGCCATTATTACAGTCCCCAGCATGGATAGCGAGGGAGCAGCAGCGCATCCCGGACATAAAAACTTCTTTAATCAGTCAAGTTTTGATTTCTGGACTAACCCGGAACTGACCGAAGACCGACCAGTCTATGAAAAAATGTGTGTTAATAAAAGAACTGAACCGACTGGACTGTCGTATATCGATGCAGTATTAAGAAAACCCAGTGATGGTAGCAGTAAGAAAATAAAAAAGATTGCACCCGGTCAGACATTCATCCCACCGAAGCCACAGATGGCAGGGACAACGGAAGCCTTTGAATTAAAAGATTTGTTCGAGTGGGCAAAAGATAGGTATCCGATTGATATAGAACCCAAGTGGAATGGCTTCCGTTCCGTAGTCAGCAAAAAAGGGGACAATGCTGAACTCTGGTTCGAGGGTCAAATGGGAAAAAACCAGCTTGATAAGCTCCCGGAATTAAAAGCAGCACTCGAAAAAATTACTGGTGATTTTGTGTTTGATGCAGATATCGGAATAGAGAAGAACGGAAAACGAGTATCCAGACCAGACTTAATGAAATTTAATGCAGATAACCCGGTATTTGAAAAAGATGAAATTCCGATTCTGATGATATTTGATTTAATGTATAGGGACAAAGATATATCAGACTTGCCATTTGAAGAGCGCAGGAAGCTCACAGAGCGATTTTATAGGCAAGAGGTAGGGGATAAATCAATTATTAAATTATCGCCAGCCAAAACGACAAATAGCGACACCGAAACAAGGGCAGCAGCAAGGTGGGCTTTTGATTTTGATATGAGCGAGGGGCTGGTAGCCAAAGACACCAAGAGTACATATGAGCAGGCTGGAACGGATGGCTGGTTTAAATTAAAAAAAGTCGCAGAGTTAAAAGTCATTGTTCTAGATAAGCAGGAAACAAAGACAAAAGGTGTTTATAACTACTATGGTGGGCTTCTTCCATCGCAGGAAGAGAACTGGACTAATACAAAGGAACTGAACGGAAAGGAATATGTAGACCTTGGGAAAACGTTCTCTACAAAAGTGATAGCAGAACCGGGTGACATTATCACCGTAAGTATCCTAGAACTCATACCAGACACAGCAAAGAACGAACTAGCATGGCTAGGCGCAAGGGTTCAAGATATCGATGATACCAGAAAAGAACCTTATACCACAGCCCAAGCTCAGACGATAGCAGCAAGCAGGCAAGTGATACAGAAAGATGTTAATAGATTTGTACCCAGCGCAGGAAATAAAAATTCGAAAGTTGCTTTTATAGGCGCAAGCCCGAATATTATTGATGCTGCCAGAGGTGAAGCATTTACCGGGTTATGTGGTCAATTATTATCCGAAATGTTTTTACAACCACTTGGGATAACAAAGCAAGACATTTTTATATCTCATGTTGTGCCGGAGCTATTAACAAACGAAGCTGGTCATGCAAGAGAACCAATCACTAAAGAAATAGATGAATGGAAAGACTGGATAGAAAAAGAGATAGCAGCAGCGAACCCGGATGTTATTGTTGCACTCGGCAGGATTGCCAAAGATGCGCTCGGAAACAAAGCTGATTTTGTTATGCCCCACCCGGATGCGATTAATCGGTTCGGTGACAAGGGTGAAGTATCAAGGAAGATAAAGCAAGTTAAAAAGCAGATGAACAAAAAATTAATAGATGGAATTTTAAAAGCAGCGCAGCCGGATGAAGAGGGTGGAACAAGGGAAGCAGACTCCGAAGTATTCTGGAAGAACAACTGGCAAGATATGTATCCAAAAGATGGCAATGGTCGGTACGTTTATCAGCACCACTGGAGAGGACTAACAGAAGATGAAACGAAACTACCAGAAAGCGATTTATTAAAGACAGACCATTCCTTACATGGTGATTTAAGGTTTGAAAAAGATGGTGGGCTGTGGGGCTTTTCAGTCTTCCTCGGAAAGACAGAGGATAACAGGGATGGCGATAGACTTATAAACCTACCTCCAGAGGATAATCTGCAGGGAGCTTTTAAACTACAGCAGCCCAGTGAATGGTTAGAGGTTGGAGTTGAGAAACCATATATAAGCGAACCGGGTGGAGTGGGAAGTACAGCAAATGCATGGGCTGAATTCTTTGCACAAGATACCGGGACATATGAAATAGGAGTATGGAGAGAGCATATGTTTGAAGTGTTCCTTCATGGGGATAAATTAAAGGGCAGATTTATTATTGAGTATGCGCCAATTGGTGGAGAGAGAATATGGCTGATTGATAAGCCGAAAGACCAGACACCATATGCCGAAAAAAATAAACTTGAGGATGTAATATCAGAGCTAAAAAGTAAAGGTCAGAAATGGCTTATATGGGCGAAACCCGGACAGAAACCTCAGAAAATAAACGTACAATCCCAGAAAATAGAAAAAGAATATTTTGCATATATAATTAAAGCAGATGATGAACAGCAGATAGCAACCGGGATTGTTTTAGAACCGAACACCATAGATGCCCATGGTGATGAAATAAGCGCAGATGAGATAGAAAAAGCAGCTCATTTCTTCATGAAAAATTCGAGAACCATCGGTGACAGCCACAAAAAGAAAGCTCCTGCAGATTTGATTGAAAGTTATATAGCACCAGATGACTTTACACTAAATGGTCAGAAAATCAAAAAGGGAACGTGGATGATATCAGTTAAAATTCTCGATGATAAATTATGGAAACTCGTAAAAGCAGGATTTTATACTGGCTTTTCAGTTGGTGGTTTTGGCATTAGAGAGGGGTGAGTTGATGTCAGAGCTTAAAGACCTAGAAGCAATTGAAGTATCACTTGTATCTAAGGCAGCAAATAAAAAAAAGTTTGTAATTTTAAAATCTGAAAGTAAAGGAGTGAACCAAATGGATGAAATTTTAAAAGCAATAGTTGAATCGGAGCTTGAGAATGAAAAGGAAGTAGATAAGATACTCAAGCAGAAAAAGGTATCCGAAAAGGCTGTTATAGCAGTTAAGGGAGCTTTGAAAGTCCTCAATGCATTTAAGGATGAACTTCCAAAGGATGTTATGAATACACTTGCTGAACTTGCTGGGTATGGATATGAAGCACCAGAGGGTATGGCAAAGCAGAAAGCTGCAGGGTGTGGAGATTACAAACCAGTGAAGAAAGCAGATGGCAGCATCGACCTTACTGGTGTGCCGGAGGAAGTGAAACCACTTCTTACAGCACTCTGGAAAGAGAATGAAGACATGGCAAAGAGAGCAAACGTCTTAGAAGCCATGATACAGAAACAGGAAGATGATAAGCTCACAGATAAATATGTGCAAGTTGCAAAGCAGTTCAAGAACTTTTCTCTTAATCCGGCAGAACTTGGCGCAGTATTAAAAGATATTGCAAAGAAGACTCCCGAATCAGTTGCAAAGATTGAGGAAGTACTTAAGTCAGCAGATGCAGCTATTTCCAATAGTGGATTATTCAAAGAGATTGGAAGCGCAGCAGGCAATTCTCCTAAGGCTATGGATAAGATAGAGCAAAAAGCAGTTGAGATTATGAAGACCGAGAAAATCACAAAGGCAGAAGCTATCACCAAGGCATTAGAGAGTAACCCGGAGCTTTACAATGAATATCTAAAAGAGGGAGGTAATTTCTAATGGCACATGAAATAATTGTTCAAAATACTTCCTTAGTTGCAGCAGCCGATTATTCAGCAAAGCAATATTATGCTGTTAAAGTGAATGCTTCTGGTCTTGCTGAATTATGTGGAGCTGGCGAAAACGCACTCGGTATATTGCAGGATAAGCCAGAGAGTGGTGATGTTGGCTGTGTTATGGTGCTTGGTGAGAGCAAGGCTATCTATGGCGCAACAGTGGCAGCAGGGGCGAACCTTATGACCGATGCTTCTGGTCGGTTAATCACAGCAACAGGCACAAACCCTGTTATTGCAGTTGCAAAAGTGGGTGGAGCTGTAAATGAAATTCATACCGTATATCTGGTAACAAGAACTTCATCTGGCGCAAACACCAAGATGATTGTGAGCATTCCTGTTCCATTGGCTGGGCTTGTTACTGGCGATATTGTAACGACATATACACCGGGATTTGCTGGAACAATTGTCAAGATCTCGGCAGTTGTTACCGTAGCTACTACGGATGTGGATGCCGATGCAACCATCAACATGGAGATTGGCACAACCAATCTTACTGGTGGTGTGGTTACTCTGGCAGACAGCACCGTAACACCGAGGGGCGCAGTCATTGATGGCACAGCCATTACTGCAGCAAATGTATTTACAGCAGTTGACACGATTAGTGTTGAAGCTGTCGTTACTAACGCTTTTACGGATGGTGAAATTACATTACTTATCGTTATTCAGTAAGCCTAAAAAATAGAAAAGGAGTGAAACCAAATGCCGAACCCAACCAGAGGTGACGTTCATGTTAATATGCCATTGACCCAAATTTCAATAGCATATATACAGAACCAATTAAATTTTATTGCTGATAAGGTGTTCCCAAACATCCCAGTCAACAAACAGTCAGATAGATACTTCACATATACCAAGGATGACTGGCATAGGAGCGAAGCACAGAAAAGAGCACCCGGAACAGAGAGTGCTGGTGGTGGTTTTAGAATCGACAATACACCTACCTATTTCGCTGATGTTTATTCTATCCATAAGGATGTAGATGACCAGATAAGAGCTAACGCAGATGCACCCATCAACATGGATAGGGATGCAACGGAATATGTTACCCAACAGCTCTTAATCAAACGAGAAGAAACATGGGCAGCTAACTACTTCACTACTGGTGTTTGGACTACCCAGAAGCAGGGAACTACACACTTCACAAAGTGGGATAGTGCATCTTCTACACCGATTGAAGATATTACTACCCAAGGTATCACAATCGCTCAGTTAACAGGCTACAAGCCGAATGTCTTAGTACTAAGCCCATTCGTATTCAACACATTAAAGAGCAATGCTGATGTATTAGACCGTATTAAGTACACTCAAAAGGGTGTCGTTACTACCGATATTTTGGCTAACCTCTTCGAAGTTGATAGAGTTGCGGTTGCTATGGGTGTTAAGAATACTGCAGCAGAGGGCGCAACCGCTACCAATGACTTCATCATAAGCAACAAAGCAGCTTTACTATGCTATGCTAACCCAAGACCGTCTATCTTGACACCAAGCGCAGGGTACACATTTAGCTGGACTGGTTTAGTTGGAGCTGGTGTGGCTGGAACGAGAATCAAACGGTTCAGAATGGAAGAACTTGAATCAGATAGAGTTGAGGGGGAGTCTGCATTCGACCTTAAACTTGTATCGGCAGATTTGGGTTGCTACTTCTACGATGCAATCACTTGATGATTAACTTCATGTAATAATTATAATCTACAAAAGGCAGCTAAAATATAGCTGCCTTTTTACCAATAAGAGATAAAGAGAGGGGTGCTGGATGGTTAAGTATATAGCATTAAAACCATTGATATTAAATGAAAAAAAGATACCACCGGGAAAGCAAGTCAAGGGCATGAACAAAAGGATGCTCGATGTAAATATTAGGCTCGGAAGAATTAAGATGGTCGATGATAAAGAACCACCTAAGGAAGAGCCAAAGAAAGAGGGGGGAAAAGAGGTGGAACATAATGAGTTGGAGCTACACCCAGAATCCCAGTAGTAGCAGTAAAGATATGGTTCGTTTTAAGATGGGAGATACTATCTCAACAGACCAGCTTCTACAAGATGAAGAAATCAATGCTATTTTAGTAGAAGCTCCAGATACAACACTTGCAGCAGCTATATGCTCAGAAGCCATAGCCGGAAAGTTTTCTAGACTTGCAGATACCACAGTCGGGAAGACCAGTGTATCCTACAGCCAGAAAGCAAAGGCATACTTTGACCTCGGAACGAAGCTAAGAACCCAGTATAAGAAGAGCTATAAAGCTGTTCCTTATTGTGGCGGTATATCTGAATCAGACAAACAAGTTGATGAAGATAATACGGATAGAGTGAAGCCGAAGTTTGAAATGGATATGATGGATAATCCCGGAGTTGTAGATACGAGGAACGAATACTATGGATTATAACTTTGTTTTGATGATGGAAGATGCATTCACAGTCACAAGAAAATCAAGAGTCGCAGATGGAACTGGTGGATATACGAAATCAGAAGTGCCAGTTACCATGAACAATGCATATGGCAGGCTTGACGATGAGGGATACTCAGAGGTACTAAGGGTCGGGCAAGATATGGTTTATATAACTCACAGGCTGTTCACGTTTCCGGGAGAAGACATCCAAAGGGATGATAAGGTGACCGTAAAAGGCAGAACCCTAAGAGTTATATACATAAGAACCGAATATGAAGACCACCCGATGGAAGTGTTATGTCAAGAGATAGACCCATAAGAGGTGATTAATTTGGCAGGATTGAAAGTAGAATTTGTCGGAGCTGATGAAGCCACAAAAACATTTAATCGGATTGATGAAGAAACAGCATATAAAATTCAAAAGCAGATAGTGAAGTCCGGGCTGATTATAGAAACAAATGCAAAGAAAGCAGCCCCATCCGATACTGGAAGACTTAGAAGCTCAATCCAAACAGAGATAAAAGATAATGGATTTACAGCACAGGTGTTTTCTGATGTGAACTATGCACCTCATGTTGAGTATGGCACTAAGGCGCACTTTCCACCACCAAGCGCACTACAAGGATGGGCTAGAAGACATAACATGACAGGCATGGAGTTTCTTATTGCTCGGTCAATTAGCAGGAGAGGGACTAAAGCAAGACCGTTTTTATTCCCTGCTTTTGAAAACGAAAAGCAGCCATTCACGAATAGCATAAAAGATATTCTCAAAGGGATGAGGTGAGGTAAATGGCAGCAGCATTACTTGATGTTCAAACAGCGATATATAACAAACTGAAAAACGATGCAACATTGACCTCATTAGTCACAGGTATCTTTGATTTTGTTCCGAAGAGCCAGCTCATGCCATACATCGAGATTGGGGAAGCCATCGACAACGTGTTTAATACGTTTAACAGGCAGGGCAGGGACATCGTAGAAACGATTTATATTGTGAGTGAATATGAGGGCTACAAAGAAGCACTTACGATACTAGATAGAATTGTTACACTACTTGATTATTCGACAATTACATTGACAAGTCATTCATTGGTTTATATCAGATACGACAATGGAGCAACAGCACTATTTGAGGTAGACAATAACAGAACAAGGCAAGTTGTAGCCAGATTTAGAGTCATAGTACAAGAGGTGTGAATATGGCAAGTAAAGATGAACTTAGGAAATCTATCCTATCACAAATGTATATCTTAAAGGCACACATGGAAACCATCGTTTACATGATTGAAGAGCTTGAAAAGGAAGAAGAGCAATGCAATCATCCGAAGAAATTCCGAAGAAATTATACAACGATGGGTGGAAAGGAACACTGGGTATGTGAAATATGTGGATTTGAATATAAAGAGGGAGGTAACTAAAAATGGCAGTATTGGCAGGAAAAGACGTTGTTGTTGCTGTTTCTACGAATGACTCAACTTATAACACAGTTGCTGAAATGAATGATATGTCCATGAGCTTTGAGGGCGATAACATCGATGTGACTGTATTCGGGGAAGATTTCGTCAAGAGGATACAAGGGCTAAAAGATGGTTCATACAGTCTTAGTGGATTTTATGACCCAACAGATACCAATGGTCAAGTTGTTATTCGTTCAGCATGGCTTAATGACACATTACTTTATGCAAGAATTTATCCAAATGGGACAGCAGGGTTCAAGCAGCAAGTAAGAGTTGCTAGTTTTGAAGTGTCGGCTGGGGTTGATGGCGCAGTCGAGGTATCTATCGATTTAGAGGGTACTGGAACGATAACAGCAGTTTAATGGGAGGTGTTCAGTATGGCACTCGCAGGAAAGAAAGCCAAAATACTGGCTTATAGTGCTGCTGTTTCCATGACAGCAGAAGCTACAACCACCAGCGATAATATAACATATCAAATTACAAATACAGCCAAACGGATATTATGCCGGGATTGCACCATTACAGTTGATGATGGTGGAAGCCCAACAGTTGAAATCTATACACTTGATAGATTGACTGGCAGGGTTACGTTTGGCAGCGCAGTGGTTAGAGTTATCACCATTGATGGGTACTATCTGCCAGTTACAACAGTTGCAAATGCAAATGAATACACGTGGAGTTGCAGCGCAGATAACGCAGACTCGACAGTATTTGAATCAGAGTTCATAGATAGAGCGCAGACAATAAAAGATTTTGCAGCTAGCATTTCACAGTTTTATGAGGTATCGAATTATTTCTATGATTTGCTGATAGGTGATGGACAATTCGTTCTTGAATTTTACTCAGTCGGGACTTCATCCCCGGATGTTAGAGCATGGGCGAAAATAGCGAGCGATGAAGTGAGTGGCGCAGTCGATGGGCTGATAGAAGAATCGCTTGATTTTGAGGGTACTAATGATGCAGACAATAGAGCTGTGTCATTTGGAGCATTTTAATTAGTCGGAGGTATTATGGAAAATTTAAGAGATAAAATACTCAATTCAAAAGATATTAAAACAGAGCTTGTGTTAATCGAAGAGTGGGAAACAACAGTAGAAGTTAAATCATTGACAGGAAAGAAAAGGGCAAAGATTATCGGAGAAGCTATGGATAACAAGGGTAGGATGGACTTTGAAAAGCTCTATCCCGATTTAGTTATCTCTTCCACATATGACCCGGAAACACATGACCCAATATTCCAAATGGCTGACCGGGATGCGCTCAATGAAAAGAGTGGTGGGGCATTGGAAAAGATAGCGCAAGTGGTTCTCAGATTATCCGGGCTTGACAAAGAAAGTGTTCAGATAGCAGAAAAAAACTAACATCGCACCCAGAACGAAGATTTTATTTTGAATTGGCTGAAAAGTTCGGGTGTACGGTTAATGAGCTGCTAGAAAGAATTAGTTCCTATGAGCTTACAGAGTGGATAGCATATTACAAAATAAAACAGGATGAAGCCAAAAGAGAACAAAAGAAAGCAGAAGCAGAGCGAAAAAGAAAAGGCAGAAAAGGCAGGAGGGGGTGAGCATAAGTGGCAGTTGTAGCACAGTTGATGGTCAATATTGGGGCAGATACATCCAAATTTGACAGTGGCATGAAAGATGTAAGCCAGAACCTTAGTAGCGCAGGAAAACACGCTCTGAGTTTTGGGGACATTTTAAAAGCCAATGTTTTATCGGATGCGATTGTTGGTGGGTTTAGTGCGCTAGGTGGTGCGATAGGCGATGCAGCAGGAAAACTAAAAGACTTCGCAATGCAGGGAATACAAACAGCTAGTGATTTAGGAGAGGTCGAAAATGTTGTTGTAACAACCTTTGGAAAAGAGGGTTCTAAAGTAATAGATGACTTCGCTAAAACAGCATCGACATCATTTGGATTAAGTGAATTATCTGCTAAACAATTTACCGGGACAATGGGTGCGATGCTTAAGTCTACCGGGTTAAGTGGAAAACAAGTTGAAGAAATGTCAACTTCGATAACTGGTCTTTCTGGCGATTTTGCATCGTTTTATAATCTCCCTGCAGAAGAAGCATTCGCTAAAATCAGAGCTGGTATATCTGGTGAAACAGAACCACTAAAACAGCTTGGTATAAATATGAGTGCTGCAAACCTTGAAACGTATGCTTTGACACAAGGATTAGGCAAATCATATAAAGAAATGTCAGAAGCTGAAAAGGTAGCACTAAGATACAATTATTTAATGTCGGCTACAGCAGATGCACAAGGTGACTTTGCAAAAACTTCCGATAGCTACGCAAACCAACAGAGAATAATGCAATTGAATATGGAAAACCTATCGGCAACCATCGGAAGCCAGCTTCTACCGATGGCGAATGGATTAACAACAGCTTTTAATAATTTATTAACTGGCGCATCAAGTGCCGAAGAATTCGGGGCTACAGTTGGTGGTATCCTTACGGATTTGGCAAATTTAATCATGGAAAATATTCCAATGATAATTGATATCGGTATAGAAATTATTAATGCCCTTTTAAACGGTATCATGAAAAGTCTTCCAGACCTTATCGGGGCAGCAGGGACTATTTTTTCTAGTCTTGGAAATATGCTCATGCAAAATTTACCGTTACTAATTGATATGGGGATACAAATACTCAATGCTCTCATAAATGGAATTATTCAAAATTTACCAATGATTGTAACATCGGCACTGTCAATTATAAATCAGCTCGTGACAGCTTTACTAACTATGCTCCCACAGATAATTCTTATGGGGGTTCAATTGCTTATACAGTTAGCACTTGGTATAGCGCAGGCATTACCAACTTTAATTCCAGCCATAATTAATGCTGTTTTATTAATGCAGGAAACACTTATAGATAATATTGATTTATTAATTGATGCAGCAATTCAGCTCATGATTGGATTAGCGAATGGATTGATTGCAGCACTGCCACAGATAATAGCAAAAGCACCGATAATTATAAGCAAATTAGTAACTGCAATCATTAATAATCTGCCTAAAATAATAGCTGCAGCATGGCAAATCATAAAATCATTAGCAGGGGCAATCATATCTAATTTACCTCAAATAATGTCATCGGCTGGACAGATTATAGGCACAGTAGTTCGTGGTATTGTGGGTGGAATTGGTTCAATAAATAAGGCAATGACTGATATCAGAAATAACATTCTTTCCTCTATTGGTGGATGGGCTGGTAAGCTATGGGATAAAGCAAAAAGTATCGGTTCTAGTTTATGGAAAGGCTTTAAAAAAGGGATTGGAATGGGTTCTCCATCCTTGATTGAAAGAGCTTTCATGGCTATCGAAGCCCAAGGATATGAAACGGTAAGTAATTTAAATAAATTGTCACCAAGACTAAAGGCTGAAATGTTTGATATAACAGAGCCTAGTTCACCATTTACAATGGCAGGCACAGCAGCAGCAAGGGTAGTAAAAGCTCCAGTATTAACACCAGAAGAAAAAGCACTCAGAACAGATAATTTAAAAACGCAGAGCAATGGACTAACTATTAATATTTATGGGTTGACAGTAAGAGAGGATGCAGATATCGAGAAAATATCTCAAAGATTATACTATTTGCAGCAATCTAACATGAGGGGAGTAGGGGGTGAGCCTAGTGTTTAGTTTTTCCTTAGATGGAATCCGTTCAGAAGATAAAGGGATTTATATTAATAATGTCACTAGGGACATTCTACCACCCATCACATCCCGAACCATATCTATCCCGGATAAACATGGAGCTTATTATTATAAGCACAAGTATGGGGTTAGAAGAATAGAGATAGCAATCAGTATTATCAGCTCGACTTTTAATTCCAACCAAGATATGGTTCGTACTATTGCTGAATATTTAGACCCACTAAAAGATGAAAGAAAATTAATATTTGATGATGAAAACGATAGATATTATATGGCTGTCATAACAGAGGACACCAACGTATCTCAGATAATAAAATTAAAAAGGGGAACAATTCGATTTTTGATTGTTTATCCATTTGCAAGAAGCACCACAGATGAACTTATAAAATTTATAAAAAAAGCTGATACCGTATTCGTGAGAGCATCGACAGCCTATGATTATAAAACACTCAAAACCACTAATGCACCGAGATTTACAGATGGACTTCATATCGAGCAGGGAACAACTAATTTAATTGGTGTGTCAAACTTTGAAACCGGGGTAGATAGTTGGTTCGACACAGCAGATGGAACTACTAGTTCGGCACAAAGCAATTATGCTTACATCGGAAATAGAAGTTTAAGAGCTACATGGGTACCGGGTGGAAGTGTGCTAAGAGATTATGTATCAACTTTTACAGCCGGAGATAAATACGTATTTAGTGCGTGGATTTTTGTACCAGACCATGTCGTAGGAAAAACATTGAGGGTTGGAGTAGAGCAAAGGGGTGGAGTCAATGCTAATGTATTTAATTATTATAGCCTTGTATTAGTTGCTGGATGGCAATTTATTGACCCATTAATCACTATAGATTATTCGGACAGAGATACCATGCGAATGAGAATTAATGCTTATTCTGGTTTTGATTACGGTGACCAGATATGGATTGATGTTCCACAGTTTGAAAAGTCAGACTATGCAACAACCTATACCGATGGAACAAGAGCTTATGAGAGCGCATATGTCACAAAGGCTTCCAGTGGTATTAACTTCCATACCGGCACGATAGAATTTTATTTAAATAAAATTACAAAACCAGAAGCAGCAGGGGGGATAATGGAAATAGGTGCTTATTCTTCCCCAGTAACACTTGATAGATTTGTAATATTAAATGGAACTGGGTTGACGAATGGGGAAAAACAGTTTTCTTTTCAAGTAAATAATGGGTCTACAGCAGAAAGCAATACAGTATCTGCTACATTAACGAATACACCAGTTAAAGGACAAAATTATTATGTTTGCATTCGCTGGAAATTGACAGATTATATCAAGATTGATGTATATGACTACACGAATACTGAACACATTATTGCAAGTTCAACAATAAGCATGACTGCCCCTGGAATGGCATCTTATACCAATGTTTATTTCGGATTATTAACCAGTACAGATAATTCAAATTGGAGATTTAGAGCAATCATGCTATCAGAGGGTGCGAAGTCAGACAGCGATATATTAGATGCGATTGCTAATGGCGCAGACCAATTTATAAGCGATAGCAGAACTGAATATCATTTGAACTTAGTTAGTAATCAAACACTGGATAATATATCATTTACGAGAGTAGGGACAGCACCAGCCACACCAGTTATAAAGGTTAGATTTAGTGGGAGCGTGTCAGAGTATAAAATCATTCAAACCCAGAGCAACAAATATATAAGGGTTGTAAATAGCTTTGTATCCGGGGACATTCTTCTGATTGATGGAAACAATAACAAAATTTATATCAATGATGTACTGCACATGGATAAATTGGATTTAAATTCCCAGTTTTTTGTATTGGAATACGATGAAAATATATTCACGATTAATCAGTATTCGAGTACGGAAACAATGATAAGTTACTCACCAACATGGCTATAGAGGGGGGGCTATTAATGTTATACATTTTTAATAAAAGCGAAGTTTTAATATTATCGATGGACAACACACTAGAAAATAGTCTTCCGTATTTTGAAGCTGTGAATACGGATAAATTAAACGAGAACAATACATTCACATTTAAAGTGCCGATAGGACACCCGGACAGCGATAAGATTGCAGAGGGAAACTACGTGGCTTTTAAAGATTTAGAGGGAACGTTCCAAATGTTCGAGATGGTAACTGTAGAAGAGAGCCACACCGATTCCCTTTTAAAATCTGCATACTGTGAGAATGTTTCTAATGAGCTTTTAGATGAATTTTTTATATACCAGAAATTTACATCAAGCACTCCTACAACAATTATTAATGCGCTGCTCGCAGGAACAAGGTGGAGCTTAGGAACAACAAATGTTATAACACCGACAAACCTAGAAGTTATAAGAGGGAGTGTTCATTACTGGATATCCCAGCTTAGAGCAAAGCTAAGATGCGACATTAAATTTTATGTCCAGTTTACCGGAACAGCTATCACCGGGCGAAAAATTGATTTGTTAATACGCAGAGGTAGCAATACTAACCTACGATTTGAGTACGGAAGAAATCTAAAAGAAATCAAAAGAACCGTAGACATGACAAATGTTAAAACAGCTTTGTATGGATATGGTTCTGCTATTAAGAACGCAACAACAGGCAAAGGCGATAGAACATCATTTAAAAATACGGTATGGACTTATCCGACAAATCCAGCGAATAAACCTGCAGGGCAGGAATACATCGAAGACCCTGCAGCAAAGGCTCTGTATGGATACGCTGGGGGGACTAGGAACAGGTTCGGAAAGTATGATGATAAAGAAATAAAAACAGCATCAGACCTTATAGCAGCAACATGGGATGTGCTTCAAGACAATAATGCACCTAAGATAACGTATGAGTGTAAAATAGCTGACATTGACTGGCTTCTAGGGCTGGACAGCGATACTCCGTTATTGTTAGGAGATACCATAAAAGTTATTGATACGGAGTTCAATCCAAACTTAGCATTAGAAGCAGACGTTATCGAGATAAAAAGACATCTCAATGATGAAGAAAATGGAGATATTGTACTTGGTAGTTTTAAAAAATTAGTAACAGATGATGGGCGAAGAGTGCGCTATGTTCAAAGGGATTTAGCAGAAGCAAACCTCTCCATACCGACACCCACACTTAATGGAGATATTGATACCCTGCCAAATCCAGTCAGTTCATATAATGGCTTTGTTTATATTACCGATGGAGATGGCATCGTTATTTATAATGCAGTAACCAAGGCAGCAGCTACAAAGGCTCTAAGGCTAAGAGGTGGAGAATGGGCAATCGCCAATTCGAAAGATATCTTCGGAGAGTTTATTTATACCACAGCAGCCACAGGCGATGGAATAACTGCAGGGGTTGTAACGACAGGCGAATTAAATGCAAATCTGGTTACTATCCGGGGGGACACGTATTTCTTTTGGAGTGGGTTATATTTAAAGGTTCAGAAACCATCGGATGCGAATGCCCAGATTAGGATAGGAAAATATGATGGTACAAATTACGGTATAGCATTCACACAGGATAACGGAGTTACATGGAATACTATCATGGACTGGGATGGGGTTCTAGTTAATAATGCCAACTTTAGACTTTTAGAAGATAACGTAGAAAACATTATTAAACCAGCCGATAATTCAGTGACGAATCCCAGTTTTGAATTAAGCCATGTAGATTATAGTACCATAAGTGCTTATGAAACAGCACTTGTTAATTCAGTTTCAAATTGGACACCGGGTGCTTCATTTGCTGATTGGAGATTATATATAGGTGGTGATTTTACAGACGTACCACCGTCAAAATTTGGGGCTTATGCAGCAGTTATAAAATCAGATTCGACTTGGGAAACCATTGTTGATAGTGACCCAAATAATACAAGTTATGATTATACATTTTCTGCTTATGCAGCATCATATCCAGAAAATGCAGTTACTGGAACTATCAGAATGTATATTCGTGTAATGGATAGTCTTTTTGATGTAATCGCAACACCAACACCATTATCAATTAGCATTACCTCTGGACAAAATTTTATATGGAAAAGATATGCTACCCATATTAACTTAGCCGATCTAACATATTCTGGTGGGTTCGATGAAACGGATGTACGTCATTTTGAAATTGGATTTGAACCAGTTACAGCGAGTATTAAAGCTTTGATAGATGGTGTTCAAATAGTTGGATTGGAAAAAGCTGCAGTTTATAAAGAGGAAACGGAGCTAACCAGAATTGCTACTGGATTAACAGAAATAGCAGAATTACAAGTTCGAGGAAATATTATAATGTGGCATGAAGACCCTAGTTCATACAGTGGGACATCAGAGGGTGGGCATATCGAGTTCATGTATGATAATAAGATATGCTTTAAAATGTATGACTTTGGTTATAAGACATGGATTACCCGGAAAGAATTAGGTATTTTAAAAATTGCACCATCTACCGTTATTGATGGTGAAACTGCTGATACAACAAAAGAAACCATATTTGATGGAACGTATTTAGATTCGAAACTTATTTTTAAATCAAGTAAGGCATTATCTACATCTAATCAAATATGCGATTTTAATCAAGGGTATGGATTATATAGTGATAATACTGGAACTGGTACAACTAATAATAGAATATGGATTACTGCTCCAGATGGAGGGGAAATTCTGGTAGGACCTCGTGTAACAGCAGAATATTTAGATAGGTTATGGATTAAAGCCCATCTATTCCATTTTTTAGTTGAAGCTGGAAGTGGCACACGAATAATTTTTGATGCGAGTTTTACTGGGAGCGGTGGAACAGAACCAGTTATACATCCCAGTGATGATTTAAAAGGTAAAGTTGGAGATACCGATTTCCGATGGTTTAAAATGCATGCTGGGGAATTTTTGACTAGTTCATCCAAAGAAGTAAAAGAT